GCAATGAGTCCGCTCATGTTCATGCGCTGTTCACCGTCTGCGATTCGCCAGAGCCGCCGTTCGGCGGCGTCGTAAAACGTTCCCGGTTGATCTCCTCCAGCAGTGCCGAGCAAATGTCCGCTCGGACGTTGGCCATGTCTGCGTGGTTGTGCACGAAGGGCGTGCCATCGATGCAGGACAGACAAGCCGCCCACCAGTAGGAATCTACTGACGCGCGGGTGTAGTCCGCCATAGTTGGCTCACGCACCATGATGACGCCGACACCAGGCACCTCGACGCGCCGTGGCTTCGGTGATATTGAAGAGAGATCGAACGGCATTAAGCCTCCTCAACGGTGATTGACCACATACCAGGGCCGGAGCCGTCATCGGTGCGGGTGGCGCTGGTCATGTGTCCGGTGAGGCTGTAAGCCAATGAACCTTTATCCGTGTATGTAAATATGACAGAAGCGGTTTGCGCAGCTGCAACTGTTGCTGGGTTCATGTGCGTCCGAATTGCCACATCTAGGCCGCTGTCTGCCATGCAATCGAAAGTGGCACTGCGCTGGATACGTCCAGGCATTCGCTTCTCGGTGAAATCACTCAGACTTGTTGCATCAAGAGACGTGCGCGAATGACTAAACGTCACATTTTTTGCAGCGTAAAGAACGGAGCTTCCAAAATTAAGCGAAAGCGTTCCGCCGTATCCGGGAGTGATTGCCATTAGGTGGTCTCCTGTACAAGTAGTTCAAGTTGAATAGTCCCGATGCGCTCCGCATCGGTTTTGCCGTCATCGATTGATTCGGTGCTCATGGTCACGCTGAACGCGGACAGCACTAGCACGCAGTCATACGTAGCGTTGGTGATTGGCGTCTTAAATGCGTCGCGCACATAGTCAACCAGTTTGAGGCACTGGTCAACCGTATCGGCGATTGCTTCAATTTGGACCGTAATTGTCCAATGGCACAATGTTGGAATGCCGGATACTGCCACATCAACTGAAGCGCTTGTAATCTCGTAAACGTAACACGGTGTTGCAGTGCCTGCTTGGCGTACACCGGAAAAGGCGTCTCCATTTATTTCCAGCGCAACCTGAACAGCGCGTTGGATATTACTTAGGGACACTGGTATTCCCCATTCCGAGGATCTTCCGCGCCTCAATAAGGATTTCAGAACTGATTGCTTGCATGATCCGGGCTACGTTCGCCTTGCCCCACATATCGCCGTAGTGGTTGCCGGGGATCATGCGGCCGGAGTGCTTGTGCACGAATCCGTTCTCAGTCCAGGGGAAGACGAACTGTCTGCCGCGCGCGCGTGCGCCGCCCTTTTTTCCCATCCGCACCCCAAGCTCGGCGCGGATCGGTGCGCCTGCTGAACCCATTCTCTTGGGAGAAGTGACGCCAGTCGCGGATGCAATGGCCTTGCGGTGTGTCTTCTTGCCGCTACGGATGTAGGGCGCGTTGAGTAGGACGGCTTTCAGGTTCGGCACGAACGGCTTAAAGCCCTTGCGGATTGCCTTCTTGCGCACTGCCTCGTTGAGCATGGGAGAAAGCCGCGCGAGTGTTTTAGTAACTTCATCCGTATCGATAGTGATGCGCACAGAACTTGACGAGGTAACAGAACCGCTGCTACCCCTACGAGTTGGTCCCATGTATCGGTCATGAAATCTCATTCCGTCACCTCCACCGCGTTGATCTCCAAGCGCCGGCGCTTCTGATCCCTGTCCCAGCAGCCCTTGATGAAGAACGTGCGCGTCGTGCCGTTGTCTTGAAGCAGCAAACGGGAGCGCGTGGTTACGGACGGATGGAAAGCAGCCAGGATGCGCCAATCGGTGCGCACGCTTGAGCCGCCGTCATCCATTGTCTCTTCGGTGTTCGCGTTTTCAATGTGAACCGGGATGGTCGCAAACGAAAGCCAAGACTCTGAAGCCTGGCCAAACGCGTCGAGCGTGGCTACCGGATTCTGCGCCGTCATGACGAGGCGCATCATGCCGGATGGAACGTGCCCGGCCATTACCCAATCCCCTTACCCATCATGCCGGTGATCCGATCCCAATAGGTCGAGTCCAGGGCAACCGTATCGTCACCACGGCTTGCCACATGGTGTGCCACTCGCTGGAGTAGCGCCATCTCGAGCAGCGGGTTCAGCGCTGCGTTGCTGGCCGTCACGGTCAACGTGACCGGGTAGGTCAGGTTGTCGATGTCCATATCGACGTAGACCAAGCCATTGATTTGGATTTTCGCGCACGTGCCAGTAAGCGGTACCGTCGTGCTATCGCTGTAGGTGGCCGTAGTGCCCGCCAGGTCGCCTTGGCGCTCCAAACGGAGGTACAGACCGCCGTAGATCGTCAAGGGCGCTGAGGGCACCCACTGCGTCCTGGTGACACTCTCCACGCACCACCCAGTTCGCTCCTCAAGTTCCCGTACTGCTGCAGACCAAGCAATTTGGATACTGGGATCGTCATCCGTGTGCGGGATGCGACTCCACGAGCGGAATTTTGCTAGGTCTAAAGCCATGTTTCCTCGCTGCAGGTAGGTGGGGCCGAAGCCCCACCCACCTGAAGGATGAGAGGTTCAGAATCAGGCGTTCGTAACTTGCAACTGCACCAGCGCATTGACGCGGGTAAAGTCGGAGTTGGCGAACATCATGCCCTGGTAACGGATGCGGCCAGTACCACTCAGGCTGTACTCGTCGCGGGTCACTGACATTGTGCCCCACTCGCGCATCGCGAAGCATTCGCTGATATTGCCGAGGCAAGCCAAGACGTTCTTACCAGTGCTACCGGTTGCCACGTGCGCTGGCAGATACTCAGTCACGTAGACGGGCAAGCCCATCAGGGTGAACGGAGCAGCATTGACCAAGGCAGCATCAGCAGACGGAACAAAGATTGGAACGCCGTTGACCAGGATTCCCGCGATTGCTGCGTAGACATCCTGCGGCAAGATCCATGCCGCAGATCCCCAATACGCGGCAGGCAACTTGGTGTAGCGCATTTCGGACAACTTTGCGACAGTTACACCAGCGGTGATTGCTGCTGCGCGAGTCGTTGAGGCGCTCGTTGCGGTTGTGATGTTGATGCCCGTTGTGGAGTTAACGGTGAAGATGCCCTTCGGCGAGTTGGTTCCAGTCCCTCCGATATAACCCCATTCGAGGTTTTTCGAAAGCTGGACTTGCAGATGTGAGAGCACTTCCTGTTCCACGGGGAATCCAGGGTCAGACTGTGCAATGAGTTGGTGCGAGACTTCGGTCTTTGGCAAGCAAAGAACCGGAGCGAGCGCCACTTCGGTGAACAGAGGATCAGAAACCGTTGCTGCAACTGTTCCTGTGTCCGCCTGCGTCCATGCAGCGGTGTAGTCAGCAGTCTTTAGCGTGCTGTAGCGCAACGCCTGGTAGCCCTGAACTCCTGTCCGCAGGTCGCCCAGTGACCGGATGATGCTTTGAGCCGATAGGTATTTTAGGACGGAGTCTTGGTACAGCTTAGGGATGAGAATTGAGCTCGAAGCGGTTGAGATCAGTTCACGCTGTTCGGGCATCTGACCAGTGCGGATGTAGTTCGCAAACTGCATCTCGTACTTTTTGCTATCGCGATACTCAAGCGAACGCTCTTCGGTCTTCTTGACCATGTTCTCAACAGCGCTCGAGGACGCAAAACGTTCGCGCAGTTGCGCGGAACGGATCTCGGCTTCGACCTTGGTGAGTTCGTTGGCGACTTCGTGGCCCCGGGCCTCGACTTCGACGGACATGGTGTCCTGGGCGAGAATGGAATCGCGCTCAGCAGTGAGCGCCTTACGGCTTTCAAAGAGTTCGGACAGTTTCATGATGGCATCCTTAGTCGCAGACGGAGTCGGGCTAAGCCCGATTGGAAATGACGGGCCTCGGCGAGCGTCTGCGGATACGCGCCTTCGGAAACGATGGAAATTTCGCGCAGGGAAATTTTTTGCAGTGTGCGAGTGTTGCCGCTCCACGAGTCGGCAATGACCTGAAATCCAAAAGACATCTCTGACAACACCCCTGCCGTAACCAAAGATCGGACGTCCTGTGCACGCTGATTGTTTGGTGGCAAAGTCACCTCGAATGCGAGGCCGTGATCGTCGCTGCGCAGTTGCAGCAGTCCGCTCTTCGTGTTCGCAAGCAAGTCGCGCGTGTCGTGACCGACAAGGAGCGAGATGTTGCTACCGAGTGACGAATCAAACGCACCGCGCTGCACGCGCTCGGTGAATGGCTTGCCGCCGTTGATGCCGCGGATGGTCAGCGGGTGGCTAGGAGCGTCATAGACCGAGGCGTAACCACCGATCTTGTCGCCGGTCATGGCTAGTTTCGTTGTGCGGATCTCAAGCATTGGTGTCCTCGTTGCTGCCGTCCGGGGCTTCTTCGTTTGCTTGGGCACCAGGCATGGACACACTTGGCATGTCAAGGCCCTCAATCTCGGGCAAGCCCATCCGTCGGCGTCCGTCGTTCGGCGAAAGAATCCCGGCCAGCACGAGTTTGGACAGAGCCATGCCAGCATCCCGCATGTTTCCTCGTAGCAGGATGTCGGTATCAAGCCGAGCGTGCTGACCGGGATTGCAGAGCTTGCGCGTGATCTCCGACTCCCACGCGCTCACCCATTGGGCAAGTGCGCCATCGACGTAGGCGCGTGCTGTTTCGGATTGCGATGCGAGAGCGCCGCCACCCTGCTGGTACAGCATTTCGGGTGGAATGCCAAACGCCCGAGCGATTTCTTGAACGGAAAACCTGCGCGACTCAAGGTTGTTGGTCGTGCTCTCGCTGATCTTTTCAGCCTTCATTCCCTCTCGGAGAATGAGCGGGCGCGAGGCGCCGTCTGCTGTCGCGTGCATGGTTTGCCATGCGTCGCGGATGGCTTGCACCGTCTGATCGGACATAGCGCCCGGGTGGGAAATCGCAATCTTTCCGCCACTGCGAATGAGCGCCGAATGGGCCGCGTCTTGGTCGGCAGCCAGGTTCATTGCTGAACGAGCGGCGTCCATTGGGCCCACAAACCACCCTGGTTGGTTCACATTTGGGTAGCAACCGAGGTGCAAAACCTGGTCACTTGATAGCGTTGCACCGCCAATGCGGTACACCAAGCCGTCTTCCGTGATCTCTGCCTGCGCCGCACCGATCGGCATCGGCTGTAGTTCTGCCACCTCGCCTGTGCTATCGCGTCGGATCAAGGCAAGACCGTTGCCGCCTTCGAGCGCACAAGCCGTGATGTAGCGCCGGAACTCGTAGCCAGATTGCCAGCGCGACGCATCGCGGGTCATCAGTTGCGTGATTGGTGAGTCGACCTCGTTGCCGCTCGCGTCAATGATCGAGAACGGGAGCCGCGCGAGGTCTGCGCTGATGAGTTGGGTAGCACGCACCACCGCTGGCAACGAATTGATTGCAGGGGTAGCAAGTGGCTCCGGTCGTGCGTAGACGACGGTTGCTGAACGGAAGCCCATGAAGCGTGCGAATAGACTCACACCTGCATGGAACGAATGTGCCTCAGGATGTCAAGCGATTATTTTAGACTTGCACTCTTAACCAATCGGGCAACTGCTGGTGCTTAGTCCGGTTGCCTCGCGCACCTGGTGATGCTCCATCAGCAGTGCGGCCATGTTGCCACTTACGATAACGTCCATGTTGCCTTTGCCGCCGCGCCCCTTTACCGGCCGAATGTTGCCAACATTGTCCGAAATCAGGGTAATTTGGTTGAGTCCGGACACCAAAACGGGGTCGTTGTCGTAGGTCAACTGCCTACTTTTGAGGAGGTCTGCCCAGCATTTCCACGCTGGTGCCATCGTCCGAATCGACTGATCTACCGTAACGATGGGCCATCCGCGGTCAATCCATCGTTTAATGTCACGCGCTTGCGCCGGATGCGGGTCGACTCCGATCTTGCGCACGTCGTACGTGGCGATCATGTTCTCAATCTCCGCCTCGACAATCGACATGTCCTGCCATTCACCAGGCATACGCCGCAAGTGCCCTGCATGAATCCATTGTTGCAATGGGTTCTTGCACTTCTTCTCGTCAAGCGCAATGTCAATGCCTGCCCACCAGCACACGTTGCGTCCGCGGATCATTTTGCCGTCAACTACAAAGAGCGTAAGCGCTGTCAAATCGAGCTGGACCCCGTAACCTCCCCGGCTCAGATCTATAGCGATCACCGCCGGCTGTCCGCGCAGGCGCGTCCAGTCAACCTCTTCAAACTGCCGCTCAAGGATCGCCGTGTCGATATCTGAGGTGGCAATCGTGTGATATCTGCACGCCAACTGCGTCTCGAACTCCGCAATCTGCACCGGATCGCCCGTGTTTAGCATCGTTTGGGCAGCCAATTGCAACTGCGTCGGGTCAACAATCGTGCCCAAACCAGGGTGCGCCTTTGCCCAAACAGCAGGATCTGACGCCGAATCCTCGGTATCTAGCCCGTAAATCATGGGCCACCACCCTGCTGGGTAGGGGGTTCCGTCAGCAATTGCAGCCTCGCACGCTTGCCAGTAGCCCCAAATTGGGCGCGTCTTCTGCTCCGGATCAGGCGTGGTGATCGCCAACAGTTGGGACGTTGCAAACTTTGCCAAGCCGGTAAGCAAGCGCCCGAACGCCTTGTCCATGCGCGAACATTCGTCCGCGATGGTCAGTCGACTTGTCAAACCGTCTAGGGCGCGATCGGTACACGGCAGCGAGATGTAGCGGTTGCCACCGTGCACCACTTTGCCAGGGTGCGCCGGCGTCGAGCCGCCCGACGATCGCCACCCTTGCTCGTCTTTGTCGCTGTCATCGAGCGCCAGCGTGCGGCACATTGTGGCCATGCGCTCAAAGGTCTTCTGTGCAAGCCGGCCATCGGGCGCTACCGATGAGAACTCCAGCGCTTGCGATCCGTTGCGCATCGCCGCCATAATCATCGATGCCGCGAACTCGGTCTTTCCATTGCCACGAGCCACCACTAGCAGCAGTGCTTTAGTGGCCGGCGTGTCCGTCTTCACCTTTGACACCACTCGCCGCCTGGCAAGCAAGACCATTGCAACCATGCATTGCCAGGGCATCCATTCAAGCGGCGTACCCGCGCCTTCCTCAACGCCCTGCCCACACTTGCGAGCAAACGACCGTGCTTCCTCGGCGCGTGGCTCGTCCCACCACACATCGTGGGCCGCCGGCGCTCGGCGCTCGGCGAGATAGCGCTTGCATGAATCGACAATCCGCAGATTGGCGACGGCGCTCCCGCTGGCGATCGACTCGGCGTAGGCGTCGGCTAGGTCGGCGCATAAAGGCGGTCGCTTCAGGTGTTTACGGCGTGAGTCTGTTCTGCCTG